CGGCTGCGGCTGCCAAAAAGGCGGCGGCGGCGGCACTAAAAGCGGAAAAAGAAGCAGCAAAACTCGAAAAACAACGTCTTGCAGACGAAAAAAAAGCGGCGGCGGCGGCAGCGAAGGCGGAAAAAGAAGCAGCAAAACTCGAAAAACAACGTCTTGCAGACGAAAAAAAAGCGGCGGCGGCGGCAGCGAAGGCGGAAAAAGAAATAGAAAAACAACGTAAAGCCGAAGCGGTTGCCGCCAAAAAGGCAGAGAAAGACGCCAAGAAGGCAGAGAAAGACGCCAAAAAGGCAGAACGCGATGCCAAGAAGGCCGAGAAAGACGCCAAAAAGGCAGAACGCGATGCCAAAAAGGAAGAGAAAGAGACCGAAAAGCCCGAGAAAGAGACCGAAAAGCCCGAGATAGACGCCAAAAAGGCAGAGAAAGAGACCGAAAAGCCCGAGACAGAGGGCGAAATAACCACTGAACTCACGTCCTCCGCTTCAGCGCAAGTTGATGAAGTGGAAACACTTCAAGTCCCTGTTACCGATCACACTGCCGAAATAGTCAGCCAAATTGCTATTCCAAGCGAAGGCAATTTGAATGAAGTCGGGGAGACATCCCCGGTAGAGCGTGCATCCCCGGAAGAGCAGGCATCCCCGGTAGAGCAAGAGCTTACATTTGAGAGTATCGACAAGGAGTTATACGGCGATGAAACGACGGAAGAAAAAGTCCTGCGTCTTCGCAAGCAGGCAAACGCCTTTATCCGCGAAGCCCGGGAACTGGAAAAAACACTGTCTCATCCCGTTACAAACAACGATGAAGACATGCGTGAGATAGAAGGTATCTTTTACAAAGTAGATGATACCTTTCTCTACAACCGATACGATGAATTGGTCGGTTTTATCGAATCCGATGAAGAAATCACGTGGACTTCAGGATGGAACTCAGAGAAAGGTGTTTGGGAATACGAATAGCCAGATTGCTAAGTTAAGGGGTTAAGGGGGTTTTGTATCTAGAATGTTTTAGAAAACTTTTTTTATCGTTTTCCACTTTTTTAAGATGCGTGGTTGCCTCCGTAATGCTATCTTTACACCATCTATAGTCAAGACTATCATAGGTATACCACATCATGTCAAACTTATGTTCGTGAATCACATCTAAAATCTGTCGCTCTGTATGATCTAATAAACACCACTTACAATACGTAACCATTTGATACGTAATACGAGGAATATAATGCGTAATATGATACACAATATCTATAGGAAGCACATGCTCTAATGGTGTCTTACTTGTTTTCCAAAATGATAAATACTTTCCCTTATAGATATGGTTAGTCAACTCTTTATCTTTTGTTAAGATAGCAAAGACTTCCTCGTCGCTTATCGTTACCTCTGGTACTACTATAGTTTTAGTACTCTTAATCGAAATGGCATATTGTTTATATATATCTACACTTATACGCTTGAGTATCATGCTTAAAGAGTCATTCATATGTAATGTATGCTTTATTATTTATATCATAAATTGATATTCTTTCTCTGAATAAAAGTATATGTATCACCATGTCGTCTTCTATCGATGTTCTCAAACATTTTGCGCTGATTGAATTTAAGAACGAACCCGGTACATTTGGCGTTGCCTTTGCCGTTTTGCGAGACAATCACGATCTATTCTTGGTTGCTAAAGGATCCTCTAGTAACCAAGTTAACGTATTTACTATTCATAGTTCAACTATAGAGTTTAAACACTATAGCAAATGGGAGGAAATCATGAACGCTCACGAAGACATTCAATGCGCATTTACCTATGCCTATCACTCTACTCCCGAAGACTGGCCGTGTGGCTTTGCACGCACAATCTTTGATGTAAAAGTAAATCCTACGAATACAGTGCACACACTTGCTACGTAATCTTGAAGTACCCTATTCTACCGTTATTATTTTTTTTTCACATTCTCGATTCATTTGAAAACTTTTACAACGCGTCCCTAGAGGCACTATTTTAATGATACCTTTTGCTTTTTTACCATGCAACGGTACGGTGCATCCGCTTTCTTTACGGGTACCTCGTTTATCTATTTTAAACAATAGGGGTTTCTTTTGTGTGCAACGTGCTCTAAAGTTTTCATAACGATCTCTAACCTGACAATAAGTTAATCCCGATTTTTTTTTAAGCATTTTATTAACTAATTCATGTAACCGATACACATACCTAGAAAAGGTATGTCGACTTTTCATGTCACACATTCTAAGCGGCAAGTTTTTATAATTGGTTTTTAAATTAATACGACAATATTTACACGGCAAAACATGCACTAAATTTTTCATGAACCTATAGTAATGCTTTTTTTCCTGTGAAGTAGGATCTACCGGATAATTAAAACTCATGGTATGCATGTAATGCCACATGCTAGGTCCCCATACACTAGTAAGCATACCATCTCCACTTTCATAGTCTTTTTTAGTATATACACTTGATCGCCGTTTCTTTGTTACTTTTCTTGTGGTCATTATTCTGTATTATATTAGTATGATATAATAATATTATGAAAGAAAAAGATAAACATCTTGCAACTTTATTAACTTTAAGTATTGATGCTTTTTTAGTGATACTCGTTTTGAACAATTCCATCTCTACCATGAAAGATAAACTATACACCTATGCTTTAGTACTAGTCCACGCTATATTTATATATGGGTTGTATCTAGATAACCTCTATATTATAGACGCATCCCATGTAATTATGTGTTTATGCATATTGATAGCACCTATATTAGATTCTTTTTATCTTAAACTCCTTCATTTACTGCTATTACTCGTAATTCAATTTTTATGGTTGTATAAAGGCTATTGTATACTTATGACTGATACTATAGAAGGGTGTGGTGATTTTTTTACATTTATCGCAGTATTATGGACACTATTATTAACCTTTATCCTATATGCTAATCACGGACGAAGCGTGTGATTTTCTGTTTCGTAGAAACCTTTTTCTTTAGCAATGTTTTGTATTTTAGTTTTAGAATTTCACTATAATATTCTTTGTCACTCGTAAATTCTTTACGTTTTAAAAAGACATATTTATTGTGTTTTATACAAATCAACATAATTCTATACAACTATTCTTATATTCGTTTAACTTTTTTTAATTTATTCTATTAAAGATATCAAATCATGGCAGGAAAAGTGGATGAAGTACCGGAAACCGCGTCGTTTATGGAGAAAGCTATGGAATTTGCTAAAAATCCTACCTACGTAATGATGTTTTTAGCCGGCGTATTTTTACTAGTAATTGGTTTTATGATGTACAAAAAACCCGACATGTTGAAAAATTTAATGAATCCCGGTGGTGCGAAAAAGACGGGGTCTAACGCCAATACATTAAATGATGAAGATGAAAATGAAGCATCAGAAGGCGCTGATCTATAATTTTGCGTCATGTTAGCATATATAACTTCTATGATATCTATTAATGGATAATTCCTCTCAACCAAATCAAGCATCTTCTTTGACCATGAGTCAAAAAGCAATGGGATTTATCTCTAGTAATTTTTATGCTTTACTAGCTGTTGCTTTATTTGCGAGTTTATTAATGTATTTAATTCATCGCACTAATGCAAGTTACGTAACAAACAGTATAAAATATGGTGCTCAAGGTCCACAAGCCGATAATGCGAATATTGTGGACATCATGTATTTCTATACCGAATGGTGTCCCCATTGTAAAAATGCTAGACCAGAATGGGAAAACTTTAAACAAATCTACCACGGTAAATCCATTAAAAATATGAAAATAAAATGTACAGAAGTGAATTGCGATGATGATGAAGCTATGGCCGATAAATACAACGTGGAAGCATATCCAACCATAAAACTAGTCAAAAATAATACGGTATATGAATATGACGCAAAACCTAACGTTGACACTCTTGGTCAATTCTTAGATTCTGTTTTGTAATATATTGTTTAGCCAACTCTATTCCTTGAATATACATACCTTCTCTATCTTTGTCGTCTAGTAAAGCTTTCCACGCATTTATATTCACCGCATTGAATTTACTTTTTATTACTATTTCATTTACATGCGGAAAATAATTTTGCTTTTGCATATGCTTTACTAATATACCCACTAGTAACAGAGTATAATCAGGCATGGTTACATCCTCCGTATAACTGGTTTTCTCTGCTGTACCAGAACATACATGCAATCCAATGATTTCATCTATGTTTTTATATCTTAGGATACAATCATTTATAGGATAATTACATATCATACCTCCATCTATATAATAAGAACCATTATACAATACGGGCTTAAACACGGGTGGAAGAGCACAACTCATAAGTATGGCGGTTTTTACGGGCATTGACGGATAATTTTCGTGATTTAATACTAGTTTTTCAAATGGTTCTAATCTTATGGTGTAAATGTTAAAACGAATGTTTGATAATTCGTATAGTTCTAACAAACTAAGGTCTTTAGACACATGTTTAGCTGTTAAAAAAGTATCTAACATTTCTTCTACAAATGTTCTATCCATATAACCATTGTTTTCTATGATTTCCACCAAATCTTTTGGATTGAAATTAAATACCTTATGCCAAGGACGTTTGATGAAATAATCACAGATGACATTTATATCATATTTTAATGCAATCGTTACTCCTAATATAGCACCCGCCGACGTACCATAAATAGACTCTATTTTATTTACATTTACTACACCGGAATCATATAATTGTTTTAAGCAACCTAATTGAATAATATTATTAGGTCCGCCGCCTGATAATACAATATGTTTTATCATTAGTTTATTTAATTTAAATATTTTTAAATTTATTTAGTATATATGAATAATATTGTTCTTTTAAATGAAGAACACGTCAATACTCCAAAAATCAATCTCGATGAATTATACGATTATAAAAAACAATGCGATAAAAATACATTACGATCTTATAATATTGTCCTACAACGCATCCATACACGCATCAAAATGACCTCGCGCCAGAAAAACAATGAACAATTTTGCTGGTTTGTTATACCTGAAGTCATGATTGGCGTTCCAAAATACGATGTTGCTTCTTGTATTGCTTACGTAATAGATCAATTAAAACAAAATGGATTTTCTATTAAATATACACACCCCAATTTAATCTTTATATCCTGGAAATATTGGGTACCTGATTATGTGCGTAACGAAATTAAAAAGAAAACGGGGACAAAAATAGACGGTAACGGTAATATTATTGAAGATAAAAACGTCGGTGATAACCCAGTAGGCCTGCAAAGTTCTAGTAGTACTTCACATATAAAGGGAATATTAAAACCTGGTACGCAAGTAGTTAAAAAAGAAGAAGAGAAAAAGTATACCTCTATCAATACTTATACACCTACCGGTAATTCGGTATACAGTAACCAGCTTTTACAAAAACTTCAAAATAAAGTATAAAATATACAATAGAAACAAATTAAAATTTTATACTTTATAGTGTATATGGATGAAAATGCTATTATTATAAATTTAAAAGTGATTGCATCTATTCAACCAAATGATAAAATAAACACTGGTGATAAATATCTTAATTTAGAACGCGTTTCTTTTGTCCCTCTCGCTGTTAAACGATGGTGGCGAGCAGATGATCGTAACGAAAGTCTTACCCGAATCGATCAAATTGTTACAGAAGCGTTGACCATGGATAACCACGTCGTGGAAACTAATGTTAAAGATAGCATTTCAGGGTTAAACAATTTTAAAAAAACCTATTCTAAATGTAGACAAAGCATCGCAAGAATTGATACGATCATTGAAAAAATCAACCAGAAATACAATAGTCAACAATACAATAGTCAACAATACAATGAAGATGAGGATGAGGAGGATGAGGATAATGAGGATACTATTATTTAAACATATGCTTTAATTCTCTTTTTAAGCTATTTAACTTATCTAACCAACTCCTCAAACTCCTTTAATTTTTGTCTTCTAGCCAACTCCTCCATTTCCTGCAACCTTTTTAACTCTTGATTTTTTTTTTCTTGTTTTTTAAACTTTTCATAGGCTCGTAATTCTTCATGCTTTTTTTGCATGCGCTCTTTTTCTTTTTCCCTTTCTCTTTGTTCAGTGGTTCTATATTGATCTAATAACTCTTTGTTACTACGTATATCGGTAACGTCTGTATCACTATCCGTATCACTATCAGAGTCCGATTCGGTATCGCTGCCTAAAGGGTCCTTATTGTTACCAAAGGTTTCATCTTGCTTATTACGAATGTGGTGTCTCCATTTTTTATGCAGCGCATCCTTAGCAGCATCCGCTCTAATTTCCTTCATAATATCTTTAAATTTAGATAAATTTTTATTTATTTTACCTTCTCTTTGCGTTATAATATCGACAAAGGAATCTAATACTTTATCGGTGTCCTTAGTATCCATTTGTTTATATTTATCCATCTTTTCCACGTCTCTAAAGAATTTTTTATAAAGTCTTTGTTGATAATTATGTTTAAAAGCACCCCGATATTTACCAAACTCGTCCACTTCTTTATTGCTTATTAAATCCGGATGTTTTTTTAAGATTTTTTTAAACATACCCTTTAAATGACTTGCTGCTATATCATCCGTTAACGTATCATCGTCCGAATCGGAATCATCCTCTGTTTCGTCCTTTTTATATTGTTTAGATCCCGAAACGATGCCCAATTTTTTATTTAATTCTTCTACATCACTTTCACTAATATTTTTATCACTTGCAATGATTTCCTTCATTCTATGTGTTATTGCTGTTGATTCTTTAGACAAGGATTCTTGACGAAGATTCGTAGTAGTTACCATGCGGTCTGCCACTATTTTTTCAAATATTTTAAACCCTTTGTAAAACTTTTGCTCACATTCAATATACATGTCGACTTGTTTTGTTCTTAATCGTGCTATAATTTCTTTTAAATTTTTCATATCTAAATTAGGTGTCAAGGTTATTTCTTTTTTCCCAGATAACGGATTAACATCATATTTAAATACTTCATCCAATATATCTAAAAGTTCCTTTTCATGCTTTTGCGCTGATTCCATTATCTGTGTCACATTATCTATGTATTCACCAAATAAACTATCTTCTTCACGACTTCCCGTATATGCACGACGATAAAAACTAGTCTGAAATCCTCTTTTACCTTGCTCATGACTACCTTGGCAACCTTGAGTATGATGGAAATGCTTCATGGTAATATCCGAAAATTTCTTGGGTTTCGGAAGTTTTTTTCGATCTTCTTCTGATGTCCATATATTCCAAAAACGCTGAACTGCATCATCATATTCTTTTTGCGCATTATCCGACATTTTAGAAAATCGCTTTGATGACCAATCATATGTATCATAAAATAAATGTTCTAATTCACCTATACCCGGTTCTTTATCTAATGTTACGATTGTCCCTTTTTTTGTTTTATTTACCTTGCAAAAGGTGGGACTTATGGAAAATCGGTCACTCCTATTTTTAATAGTGGAAAGATTTAACCCATTCGTTAAACAATCAATACGACGACCACAAAAACTTACATATGCTATTGTAGGTTTTGTAGATAAAGATATATTATGTTGTTCTAATTTTGCTTTGTCAAAGGTGTCAAAGGTTACATCCTCACCGTGACGAGATCTATAGGTATAGGTAGGATTTACCATGGAAGTGATGGAGGCAAATAACTGAGCAATTTTAATATAAAATTTAGATATACCATTACACATGGTCTGTTTTAATTCTGGATCTATTTTTTCAAATTCTTTGATGGATTTTTTTCTTAAAAAAAGAATCTTGTTTTTTTCTACATCATCCGTTAATTCATCTCCAACACGTTTGGTTACCATACGATCTATTTCTATATTTGATAGATATTTGGATATGATTTTTGATGTTAATATTAGCAACTTATCACAATACTTTTCATCGGTCAAATTATACATATCCGTAAAATTTTGCGTTAAAATATAATCTGTTGCTATAAAATCTATAATACTTGTCAATGATTTATCTGTTGTAGAACCATCGCCTTTATTTTGTGCATTACCCATATATATAGTATATATATATTAAATTGAAATAAATTAAACTGATTACATTCTAAATATATATGTCAGATAAATCTACTAAAAAAAAAACAGACAAAACTATTAATAAAAGCGAAATGTGGAAACTATTCGACCAAGAAATAAACAATCCACCCGTTGAGTGCGTGTATCATGAAGACAAAGATATAGATTTATGTCAACTTTGTCAGTCTGAAACCAAAATTACAGATATGGGGTTTCAAACATGCATGAATCCAAAATGCGGAGTTATCTTTACGGATAGACTTGGTCTTACCGCTGAATGGAGATATTATGGTGCAGAAGATAGTTCCGGTAAAGATCCTACACGCTGTGGAATGCCTATAAATCCGCTGTTAAAAGAATCTTCCTTTGGTTGTAAAGTGATTACAAATGGGAAAATGAGTTATGAAATGCGCAAAATAAGAAGGTACACGGAATGGCAAGCCATGCCCTATCAAGAAAAACAACAATACAATGAATTTTGCAGAATAACCGCCATGGCTCAAAATGGAGGGATCTCAAAACGAATTATCGATGAATCCTTGCGACAACATAAAAAACTTTCAGAACACCGCACTTACAGAGGTCTTAATCGTGATAGTATTATTGCGGCGTCCGTGTATATCGCCTGTAGTATATACAATCATCCTAGAACGGCAAAAGAAATAGCCAAAATATTTAACTTAAATAATACAAATGCGACCAAAGGATGTAAAAATGCAAAGGCTATCATTGATGAAATAGAACGTGAACAAATGGATGTACAAAAAACGGAATTTCATAATGCAAATTCCATTGATTTTATGGATCGCTTTTGTAGTAAATTAAATATTAACAAAGAACTCACTAACCTATGTAAATTTATTGCTACGCAAATTGATAAACACCAATACATTCCGGAAAATACACCTAATTCTATCGCCGGTGGCGTCATATACTTTGTGGTGCAAGAATGTAAATTAAACATAAATAAATCAGAAATAAAAATGATCACCGGAGTAAGTGAAGTAACCATTAACAAATGCTACAAAAAATTGGAAAAAATCCGCGAAAAACTTATCCCTAGCGTAATATTAGATAAATATATGGGGAAAAAACCCTAGCATAATATAAAAAAAACATCTAATTCTTATATTATCCTTTTTTACGGGTACGACGACCACGTTTTTTAAAATTTCCGCCTTTTTTACTCCTAGTATTTTTACCACCAGGTTATTTACTACTACTACTACTACGACCTGATTTACTACTACTACTACTACGACGTGATTGTCTAGTACTACGACGTGATTGTCTAGTACTACGACCAGGTGATTTTCTAGTACTACGATCAGATGATTTTCTACTACTACTACTACTACGTGAAGGTGTTGGATTTGTACCTAAATACTTTCTTATTGACCTTTTATTATGTTCTTTTAAGAAAGGGGCACGTTTTAAATACTTGGAACTCAACAAATCTACTATATTATTATATATATCATCTTTTGTTACTTCATAAAATCTATAACCTAGATACTCGCCATAACTAGTTGGACTTATGTGTATTGATTTAAAATGTGTTACTTTACTCGGATCGGTATGTTTTACTGAAGTTAAAGGTGTTACAGAATCAAACGTAACTAAAGGATCATCTTCTTTGAACGCATTGGCGAATGTTGAAAACCCTAACACAGCACCATCTTCCGGATAGGCATGTTTATTTTTTTTATATCGTACAATACCTTTAAAACGTCGACCTATCGCTCTTCCCTTCTTACTAATTTTACCTTTCGTATCCTTTGACAATTTTTCTATATAATAATCTTTCCCTACTTCTAAGTCATAGGGATCTATAATTTCATTCATTATTGATATATACTATTCATATATTTTTTTTGATTAGGATTAACTATATAAATAGCGTGATTTTAGAAACATTTGATACATGGAACATTGCCAAATTTAATGCGATGAGGGCAGCATCCATAAATTTTAATGATAGCGAATGATGAAGAAAAACAAAGAAAGGTAAGGTTAAATCATTAGTAATTAAAAACAAACCTATATATAATAATTATGCATAAAGTTGCTCTTCTTATCCCAACGACCTCTAATAATCGCCCCCAATGGAATACTATCAAAGATACATACCTATTTCACAGCATAAAATCTTTTTTAGTGTCTTTACATTATCAAGACAACAATCGCTATGTGGTTTATATTGGATACGATGAGGATGATCGGTTATTTAGTAAAAAAAACCAACAAGACGAATTAAAACGATTTGAACAAGTGTTTCAAAATATCTCCTTTCGGTTTTGCAGCATGGATGGGGTTCCAAAAGGATATTTAACTAAAATGTGGAATCGTCTATATGAACAAGCCTACTCTAGTGGATGTGATTACTTTTATCAATGTGGGGATGATATTTTATATAAAACCAAAGGTTGGGTACAAGCAAGCATAAATCTATTGAAAAACAATGGAAATATTGGTATCGCTGGTCCTATTAACAATAACCCACGTATCTTAACTCAAGCCATGTTTTCTAGAAAACATATGGAGATATTTGGATTTTTATTTCCAGAAGAGATCATTAACTGGTGCTGCGATGATTGGTATAATTGGGTATATCACCCTACCTACTTATATCCTCTTAAACAACACTATTGTGCGAATGTCGGTGGTCAACCTAGATACATTATAGATAACAATCTTGAATTTCACAAAAGTCAAGAGTTACTCGCCAAAAAAACCAAGGAACTACGCGAAAAAACTATGAAACTAGCTATACAACATAAACAAGTGGTTGAAAAGTATATTACAAATGGTTTTAACCAAGAGGAGGGAAATCGCTTGGGGTAAATCGAGGGGCGTTTTTATAGTCCTCTCTTACTTTTTTCGTAAATGATTTAATAATGTCAATCGCACTTGTATAGTCTTTTCTACATAATGGACACAACGATGGATTTAATATAAGAGTACATTTTAAACATACTTGATGCTTACACGGTAAAGTAGACACTATCATGTTTTCGTTAATTTCAAAACAAACTGGACATTCAAAGGATGAAGACATTTTATAGTTATTTTATAAACTATATTTATTTTAATTTTAAAGATACATAATTAATATACACAAATTGAAACTAAATAAAGTGTTTACAGTAAAGACAACAAACTCCTCTCCCCATGTTTTACGGTGTGAAAATACATCCTATACTGGACTCTTGTGCATTGATTCCTGGTACACTGGTTCGCATTTATAATATGGATGATGATATGCATGGTATAAAAGGTGTATACAAAGGAGACTTTCCACATACGGACGGATTGTTAAAATCGCTCATTGTATTAAAAGATGAAAACCATCGAGAATTTAATTTCTATACTTTACCTGATACCATAAGAATAGTAAAATAACGTTTGATCTATACAATATTTTTATTTTTTATATACATCAAATGATTTCGGTAGGAATAAATGGTTTAGGACGCATCGGCAAAGGAGTTTTTCTACAACTCGTTCACGACCCCAGCATCAGCATTCGCGCTATCAATGTTCCATCCATTTCCAACCTAGAACTTGAAAGTTATTTAAATCACGATTCTACGCATCAACCAACCACTACGCTAAAAGTAACTATTGAAAATAGCGATTATGTGAGCATTGGGCGTCATTTGCTTATTCGGGTCTATCATACAAGAGATGTTTCGGAGTTGGATTGGCGAGAAGATGGCGTAACCCATTTATTTGAATGTACGGGACACTATCTAACCACGGAAAAAGCTAAAAAGCACGAGGTGGATTACGTTGTCATGTCTGCACCACCCAAAGACTTAGAGGTCACCCCCATGTTTTGCCCCGGTGTAAACGAAAACAACTACAATGGTGAATCTATTGTTTCTGTGGCATCATGCACCACCAATTGCCTGGCGCCTTTTCTTAAAAAAGTAAACCAAACCGCCTACATAATAGAAGACGCCAATTTTATTACGGTACACGCATCCACTGCCAGTCAAAGCCTCGTGGATGAAGCCAATACCAACAAGCGGACGTCTAGAAGTGTATGGAATAACATTATCCCTCACACTACTGGTGCACAAAAAACGATTGATTACTTACTACCGGAACTTAGATCTAAGGTAAAAGGTACTTCTATTCGCGTACCCATCAATACGGTAAGTATGATAGACCTTAATCTACGTTTTACTCAACCCGTCGAAAAAGAAGAGTTTTTAAGTAGTCTAGCAACGGACGACGTCTTTACCATAAGCGAGGAAAAATTAGTAAGCGTGGATTACATTGGATCCTCCTCACCTAGCATATTAGACAAGTCATGCACCATGCAACTAACACCACAAAGCATTAAAGTTGCCCTTTGGTATGATAATGAATGGTCTTTTTGCACACAAATGATACGTATGGTTAAAAAAATGCACCATTATACAACTAAAACCCATCATTCACTTTTAGACATAGATTTTGCGAGAAAACGCGTGTTTGCACGATGCGATTTTAATTGTCCTGAAGGCGACGATTTTCGGATCCAAAGCGCTATACCCACCCTACAATACATTCTTACACAACAACCTAGTCACTTGATCATGGCAACCCATTACGGACGACCTAAAACTACCAACGACTATTCTACAAATAAGTTTATTCATATCCTGGAAAAAGCACTTGGAGTTAACATCCACTTTTTACCAAAAGGTCTCGACAGCACTGATAATGCAGATATTATAGAAGGTGGTGTGTATCTTATGGAAAATACTCGCTACCATGACTATGAAACCAAACCAACGGATCAGTGGGTGCAAGGATTCTACGTAGATGTATTTTGCAATGAAGCTTTTTCATGTTCTCATCGTAATCACACCAGTATGACTAAAATACAAGCAACTGAAACGTGTTTAGGGTTTTGTTTTGAAAAAGAAATAAATGCCTTAAACTTGTTTAAAGCAAACGCCGATACCATGTGCAACGTTAGAAAAATGGTGATCTTGGGCGGAAATAAAATTGATGATAAATTACCCATGCTCCGCTTTCTCGCCAATACGGTGGATATACTCTTTCTTGCAGGCAACACCTTAAACCACCGCGAAGACTATGCTGACATTTTAAAGGAACTGGGTAGTAAACAAGCCCGTCTTATACTCGCGGAAGATGGATTCGGTAACGTAGAAGACAAGGAGGGCGAGTATATACCCGATATCCATAAACCCAATGTAAATTGGATCATTAAAGATGTAGGACCTAAAACCATACTTCAACTACAAAACCTAATCGCGGACATGGATATCGTGTTTTGGAACGGGACTCTGGGTATCGTGGAATCCCCCATGTACAAGCGCGGATCCTTACTGTTGCTACATGCCCTGGAACACGCAAAAGCCGATGTTATCATTGGTGGAGGAGATACGGCAGGATTCGTGAATCAGTATCCTAATACACTTTCGCATATTTCCACGGGGGGTGGAGCGTCTATCCATTATCTGGGAACCTAAGATAAGTTTGTATATAAGTCCAGCAAAAAAACATATTGCTCGGAAGTAACCTCTAAACGATCCTTTGGTTGGTCTGCACAATCTTCTTTTACAAAAAAGTTATATAAATAGTCACCAATAGTACTCCATTCGCGACCATGAATGGTATTGTTTAAAGCCAATTCTAAAAGAAGAATATCTTTATTAAACACATCAAAAGATTGACTCTCGGTATGTAGAGTAAGCTTCATTGTATACTATTATGTTATTTTATTAAGTAGTTAATAAAACATTCACAAATATATTATAAAAAGATAACTACAAGAATATAGTATACTTCATGAATCTATCGTATCATACATGGATTGCCAATCAATCTATCATATCAATACAAGACATTCAAACCATAAAATCGATAGTTGGGCGATATATTTGTAAAACCTATTTTCTATCGCAAACTGGGCGAGAATTACGTGAAGATCTTGGCATGGATGAATATTATGAATCGGCGCCTCAGAATGTGATTGGTTCCGATCGCGTGTTTGTTACCCCACATATAGATGGAATATTTGGTATACTTCCTTTTTTTAGAACCTGGCGTTGTATTTATGGGTTAAGCGACGGACACCATGTCTATACGCAAGTTCCTTTTTTATATAACAATCCACTACATATAGTAAATGATTCTTTTTATTGCTTTGATTACAATAGAGATATCCATTGGATATACGACGATTTCCCCACGCTATCTCATTCTAGAACCATTCTTAAACTTCATTTTTTTGAATATCCCCGCGCGTTGTCTTGGGTATCGCCTATCTACCTATTCTTAAACACCCGCTATAATCAATTGGCTAGATCCTATTTTCTTTTATCTCAACAACCATATTATAATGACGAAGCTTACCTATGGTCTTGTATCATCAATACCATTACCCAAAGCGTAGGAATGATTGAATTGTATGTGGGTTTTGTAAACCTAGGTATTCTTTCTTTGCTACTCTATCGCGCTCGATCGATAAAAGAATGTATAGTACACGTCAGTGTATGTTATTGGATACAAGTCATTTGGAGAAATGCTTTAACAGATTGGACTCCTGCTTTATTAAATCGGGATACAAGTGTTTATCTATCTACCTTATTGCTGTTGTATGGATATCAATATTCAAAGTCCGTGAATAAATCTATCGTGAATAAATCTATCGTGAATAAATCTATCGTGTATAATCTCCTGGGACCTTTTGTAGTTAAAATGTGGTTACCCGCCGTTTCGTTAACGGCAACCCATTATTATGAAATGTATACTACGTTTCAAACGTATCATACCACGGTATATAATGTAGTAGGGCACATAGTGACTACCACTATAGCGTATGTATGTGCATTAGGTATAGGAAATCCATATGGTTATACGTATACTAGACTACTAGGTTATGCTTGGTTTGTATCTAGATATAGCATACCAGAACAAGAGATGAGGGTATTATCGGTACTTTGTATAGTCGTATGTAATAGATGGTTAAGGCACTGGGGTCATTTCTATTCGCGGATGGATTTTCTAGGAATGCTATTGTTGTCGATTTATGCACAAGAATTATGTCACGAGTATTCTCGCGAATCTACCTTTATGAGTCATTACATGAACAAGGATACGAATGTATCCTTTTTTATAGAACATAGTATTTGGTTGCTTCCCTTTGAACTGCGTGCATTAAACCACTTTTGGTCCAAATAAAAAAATAAAGTACGCCGTATACCACAAAATAAAGATAGATATAACAGTATAGACCATACTTTTATATTTATTAAATAACAATAAACGTCCTCCCGGTATAGTCAATATAACCCTGTAGTTGTCTTCTTGAAGATGTATTTCACTTATGTCTAGATCACTTCTACAAAATACACATTTCCTATGCGCATTAACTATGGTGCTAAAACAGGTATCGCATATGGTATTGTCGCATTGTGTACATTTATATTTAGAAGGTGTGGTATGATATTCTTGGCAGCATATGGGGCATTCAAACATAGGTTGTGGATTAGGTTCTATACCGATTTGCATATACGATATAAATAAAATGGATATCTCTATAAATAATTTTACAACATCCATTTTATCTTTTTTATCTTAAAAGTATCCCCCGATTTATCCCCGAATTAGCTAAAATTTTGGGTCTTTGTTCAAAAAAGTCTTAAAAAAGGGGGATAAAATCAAGGATAAGATTTCCATAGAGAATATTCTTATCTTTTTGTAGTATATGCATGAACGTGAGGGTAAAATCATTTATAAGTTTTTGAAAATGTGTTATTCCTATAAGGCGCAAAATACGGAGGATATTTTTACGCTGGAAAAAGTAGAACCTCCTTATTTTTATTTTGTGCAAGAACAAAACATTGTCTATAAATACAATGCTACCCTTTTAGCAGATTTTATCGAAGAATCAGGATGCTACAAAGATCCACAAACCCAAATTACTTATAACAATTGCGAATTATCACGATTGGAAAACATAACGAAACGAACCTTAAAAGGTATTACAAAAGTATCAGAGACTAGTGATACCAGCACTGTAATCCCCTTTCTAGAAAATGAAGTGGGCAATTCTATACGAATACTATTAGAACATACGTATGTATCTACTAACAATACCATACAATTAACTGATGTTGAAGAGTGGTATACTTTGCTTCAATCTTTAAACGAAATCAAACAAATAGGTCCCTCTCATTATCAAACGGTAATGGATCAAAGTCTTCGCAATCTTCGCCATGAAGAGCAACGATTATCAAAAAAAACAAGAATGTGTTATATAATGCTAAGACACGGTAGAGACTATGATTTTTTTTTGGACGATAGGGGAAATATTACAATATGTGAGGAAGACAAGGTCATTATTCCCAATTATTATAAAACCATGCACAAATATATTGTTTGTAAAACGTTGTTCCAAAAGTTATCTCGCCAATTATACTATCAAACTCGGTTTCAGGAACTCATGTTGCGATTAAACGCCCTCCCTACCATACACGAACATAGCAGTTTGGTATAAAAAATATGTATAATCAAAAGCGAAGCGCGTGCGTATCTCTCTACTAAGTTAAGGCATTGTACAATATGGTCTTGCACTCTTCCACGGACGGCAGTTCTCCCTTTTGCATGACTACCCATGCTATGCCGTCATATAGCGGTGTCATATCAGGTCGGTGTTCCGCAAGGTAAGTCAGCCAGTTTTCTTTGGCGGTGCTAGCATCTTCAAGCGCTTCATGGTTAAACCCCGAGGTCTTGTACTTGACTTGGATAATGTGCTCCACGGCGGTTGCCATTTGACAGAGACGGAGGTAATACAAGTGATCACACGGAACCATGAAAGGTAGAAACTCTTCTACCATAGTGATCAAGCGCGGGTCGGTTGGCTGAGTCAAGACATCATACATCTTGTTTTTCGAAAGCATTTTCAGGATGGTCGCGTGATTGGCGACGGAAATGGATTCCGCCCACGGCAATGCGGGATCCACGCGTCCTACGAATTGTTCAAATGCTTTATCTAGCAGCGGTGTGCGGAGGGTGTCTGGGAGTGATTCCATAAGCGCATAGGGGATGGGGATTTGTCGTGCGTATAGTGTCGGAATGGAGATATTTTTTGTGGAATGTTTGTAGAGTATTTCTTCTTGTTGCGCGTAAAGGGAGCGCAACTGTTTACCTTCGGCGGTATCTTTTGACATGCTTTTCGTGAGATTCATGGAGTTGTCAGGATTCATCAGGTCGCCCATGACAATGCGCGTTTGAATCTCCAACACATTCAAGTGTTCTGGAACCATGTGGATAAGTGGTGCAACTTGGACAAGCGTATCTACTTGAAATACGCTGGATTGACTCTCCAGACTTTTTAGAAAGTCGTACCATGTCAAGAGATAAAAGGTGGAGGCGTTCGGGTGATCAGCAATCTCGGGTGTATAGACGTCTTTCTCGCCAAACTGTTCCGGGAATTGTGTGCGCACACATTCCACGCGATATTTGGCTTGCTGAATGGGCGAAATCTCGTCCGAAGTAGAAAACCCAGGCACACATACAAAATATATATCTTGATCTTTGGTATCGCGTTGAAGCACAATGTGCAGGAGCACTTGGTCATCAATTTCGTTGTCGGGGTCCGTGAAGTACACCGTCGTTTTGCGTGGAGGAGTTGTTGTAAAACTAGTCATGGTTTTTTGATTGTGTTGTACTTTTGTAAAAAAAAATATCAATTTGTGTAAAAAGCGCGATAGATTATCCTTGCTCCCCATCGTCGTATACTTCCGAGTAGTGTCGTAGGACCGCCCCAACTATAACGAGGGCTTCTCCTCGAGCAAACAGTGGACGATGTCCTGAACCACCAGTTGGCCACATAATATCTTCTACATTACTGGATAGCAAATGATCTAGATTACATAGTTCATCATTGGCCAATAGTCTTGATTCATAGGGTTGTAAATCATAGGTTTCTATAAACTCTCGCATTCGTGTACGATCACGTTCCACAAGGTGGTTGTATATTTCGTCATACGACACTTCCCCATCCCACTCCACAGGGTCACCTCCGGTATCATCTAGGGATTGTGGTGGTGTAGCACTATCGTCTTCCTCTTCCTCTCCCTCTCCCTCTTCCTCTCCATCTTCCTCTTCTTCTTCATAGTGTTGATAAGTGTCTACTTGACGTATACTATCAGGCATATATCCTCTATTTTGATCATTGACGAAAATGGTGTATTCTTCCGATTGGTCTACGTATCGTTGGTTGCCTTGATCAATCCATTCGCGAACAACACTTCCCAAATTAAAACCAAAGTCTAACAGGATTCGAATAATAGGTTGATACTCCTTAGCAGTTAATTTATCTACCTCATATCCCAATTCTTCAAAGAGTTGAGTCATTCGGTCTCCTTTGTTTTGTAATAGCAATTGCTCCATAAACCTTGCAACCATGGGTTTGGTAAGGTTGGGTACTTGTTCTGCTTCGCGACACACTTCCTCGCGACACAGGGCGCAATGATTATTGCCGGATAGAATATTTTCGCTATAGCACGAGGCATGATATTGGTGTCCGCATTCTAGTGTAGTTTGATTGGTTTCTTTGATAAGTTCCATGCATATCACGCAACTGGCGTAGCCTTTGCGGTCTTCAAAGAAAAGGTGTTCGTCGGGTATAGTGGCGAGACAATGGCACATGGTGGTTGATTACATAAATAAAAAATAGAGACTTGTACTTTCAATTTATGGGTTACCAATTTTGTTTATATTCTTTTACTTGTTCACAATAATTAACTCTTTGGCGGAGATGTGCTTGATAGCTTTCTAATGTCTTGAATTTTTGAAATCGTATTGGATTGAAAACCCCTTGTAATATTCTAGGTTGTTTCGGTATTACACTACTATGATGATTTACGATTTCCCACGTATTACCGTATTTCTGTTTTCTATAGGCGAATGTAAAGCGTGCTGGAATGGAAGTAATTCCTCCTCGTCCATCCGGTTTAATAAATTCATAATATCCGGAACTAATCGCGATATTTCGACGTTTGCCAAATACCTGAACAACACTGTTAAAACTTCCGGGTTTAACCGTTAGTCCTGGAATATTTGCGAAATACTCAAAATAATTCTTAATATCTTTACTCGTAAATCTTACATCTTCGCTAACAGTTCCCCATAGAACTGCATCCTTAGAATATAGATCAGCTACTTGTTCACTCGTATCTCCATAAGTAGTAACTGTATTCATCCACGCAATGGTCGCTTCATCTACCGAGGCTTTTTCAATTCCCTTTGCGAGAGTGGGTATACTATCATAAGTTGGTGGAGTGAATGGTAGTATAGTTGCATTAGCACAATACGTTAGCAAAATGGATGTTATACATAAAGATCGAGACATTGTTAGATAGTACTTATCTAAAAATGTATATTTTATTTCAATTTTATAAAACTCCAATAGTGTTAATGAATAGCAAGTTTACCAAAGATATTCGTGACTAAGAATTTTCGCGTTATACAAACCATTGCTTTTTCGTTTTTCTTTTTGAATTGCTTTTTTGCGGTTTTTCTCGCCAGAATGTCTAGAATAATAATTTTGCATGCGTTTGCGTGTAAGATGGTTGTTTTTAGCGTATAGTTTCAGGGGCGTCCGGTCTTTGTATTGGGGGTATCGGCGGTCGCCGAAGTGTATTTTCCTAGTTTTTCCGGTGGAGTAGTGTTTTACGTACGCGGTATATTTTTTAGGAAAAGGACCTTTTTCAAATTTCATAATCCGTTCTTTCATTACGTTATAATGAGATTTTATTATAATCTCATTATAGTGTAATGGAACCAACAGATCAGGCGTTATATGATAAAACAAAAAAGCGGGTGTATAAAAAGCATCCTAAACATAGTGCGTATCGTAGTGGTATATTGGTGCAAACCTATAAAAAGAGTTTTAAAAAAAAGTATGGGTCACATCGTTCACCGTATAAAGGGGAAAAGCCGACCAATCGTGGATTAAAGCGTTGGTTTAAGGAAAAGTGGGTCAATCAGAGGGGGGAGGTAGGGTACAAAAATAAAAGCGACATCTATAGACCTTCAAGACGAGTTACCAAGAAAACCCCAAAGACGCATGGAGAGTTGACGAGAAAGCAGGTGAAGCGTGCTCGGCGAGAAAAATACAAAAAGGGTAGGGTCCGACGTTTTTACACCCTTGAAACTTTAAAATGAGACAAAATTATATATATATATATATGAAACTTTTAACAAAAACAACTGATTATGATGAAACTATAAAATTAGCAAATAAATTAACCGGTGAATATGATAAATCTGTTATTTTTCATTGTTACTGGCATGGTAATTTAAATGAAAAGCATTTATATTCTGTATTATCTTGTTATTATTTTAATGTATTAAACTGCAAACATAAAATTATTTTATGGTTGGAAAACAATACCCCAAATGATATTAATAAAGAAATTAGTAAGTATTGTGAAATTAAAGAATTTTCACTTCAAACTGAAAAAGAAAATACTAATTTTATAGAAACAGATTTTTATTATAAGAAAGCATTATCATTCTATAGTGATGTTGTTAGGTATTTACTTTTATATAATTATGGAGGTTGTTGGTTTGATTTAGATTGTTTTATTTTAAGAAGTTTTGACCCTATTTTTAAAAATTATGAAAAAGAAGTATGTGTTTATCAATGGGAACATCAACACTATCCAAATGGTGCTATATTTATATCACTTGAACCTAAATGTATCAAAATGAAACACAATATTAATTTTATAATAAATCGTAATAGAGGATGGGGTTTTCAAGAAGCACGCTTAACATATAATTTACCATTAGAAATGTTGGTTTTACCTTGTAGTTGGTTTAACGGGGATTGGATACAAAATCCATATAATATTGGAACCTCTAATTTTTTTAAGAATACAAAAAAAGAATATACGTTTGACAATTTTTTTTATGGGGCATTTTGTTATCACTGGCATAATAAATGGAATAAACCAATTCAAGATAATAGTATAATTAAACAATTGGTTCAAATAATAAAAAAGAGATTATGATATTATAACTTTTTTACACCTTTGAACATTTAAAACGCCGACTTAATCCAGATATTTTTTAGGTTTTCGTTTTCTGGTCGATGGTAGTTTTACATATTTTTTATAATAATTTAATTATACCTATTTCATCAGATTTTTTATATGATATATATATAAAGTATGAAAATAGGTATTATAATAACGGGGGATGTTAGAGAATGTTATGTTAAAAATAATCTTCCAAAAATCTTTAAAGAATATGATGTATTTATAGGAAGTTATATTAAACATAAAAAATATGTAGAAAGTATTGGTAAAAATAATTACTCTTATTTAATTAATCCAGAAACTGACATAAGATTGCCTGATGGAATTAAAAAAGAACATATGCAACAAAATATGTTACAATGGTTACATTTGGATAATGTTATAAATAATTTTGAAGATAAATTAATAAAATATGATATTTTATTGAGATATAGATTTGACTACGATATAGATGATAAAGATTTTTTAAATAAAATTAGAGTAATACCCAATATACTTTATAATAATAGTGATCGAATGTTTTATTCAGAAAGTTTAACTTTTATAAATATATTTAAAACATTTTATTCACAATTAAAAGATTATGGTTATTATAGTAATAGAAATGATGATGATGACAGCCGCGCTTCAAGTTGGAAATCTGAACCAGCTTTACAATTATATTTAAAGAATATTAATATCCATAGTAAAATAATAAGAAATGGAAAAATAGTAAGAGGTTCATATAATAAAACAATGGGTGATGGTAATAAAAAACTATATATCAGTAATATTCTCAAAGGAAAATTTACCTAAATAAAGTCGGCGTTTTAAATGTTCAAAGGTGTAATAGATTTTTTAACTTCAAATTTTAATTCATTAAATTTTAATACTTTCTTATTTAACTTTAATGTATGTTTTATTTGGTTAAACCACATTTCAATAGCATTAGTTTTAGGTGTATATGGAACTGTAAATAAATATTTATTACCACTATCTAGTATTGCTTGTTTAACAAAATTGTTATTGTGTGTGCTCTTGCGTTGTCTAAAATAAGTAAATAATTTTTATACTTTTGAAAAATATTATTTTGTAAAAAATTTTGTTAATTCTATTTTTTTATCAATAGGTTTATTATATTTTGTAGTTGGAAAATGTTCATGCCTTGTTCTTTTTCTTGTTTTATTATTATCTCTTAATACTTTTCCTAACCATTGTGGAGTAACATCAAAATCTTTATATTTCTTTTTAATTTGTTTAGATAATTCTAACATAGTAATTTTATAGGATATTGGTGTTCTACTGTATCGTTTAATAGATTTATCATTATTATATCTTTGAACCCATCTTGATAAAGATTGTTTCTTACAAATAAAAATATTACATACATAATCCATACTTACATCATTATCTAAATAATAATTAACAGCACTAATTTTATAATCTTCACTTTTATGTTTAGACATTATTATATACTATTAAATTATATATTTTGTTCCATTTTAAAGTTTCAAGGGTGTAAATCAAAGTATAAATTGAATTAAAAAGAAGAAGAGTAAGTAAATATAATGAAAGTATACAAGATGTTGTTGGTAGTAGCATTGCAGAATTCGTGCCATGGCTTTTTCAATCCTCCGGCAGCGAAGCGTACGTATGTACCTCCGTTGTCCTCGCATTTTAGTGTAATTTCAACACAAATCACGGATAAAGCGATTTTAAAGAAATCCTTGTTGGATCTAAATGATCAATATACGATATACAATGGTCCCACCACGATTATTGGTTACAACAAAGAAAAAATCCAAGTAGATTTAGCGATAAAGCAGGATAATTATCATGATATAGGGTTCAGGTTAAACAAAAATACGTATGAGATGGTAACCGATTTAGAATTTTGGCAGCAAACTGTACCACCCGAGGTGTTTATAGAGCGTCTCTTGAAAAGATATAGTTTGAATAGTATATATATAAGTTGTCGGGAGGAGGGATTCGTCACGGAATCCATTCAAGATAATCTAAATACAGGAACAACAGAGATAGTAGTGTCTAGGTATGATGAATAATTATCATGCTCATACCCGACGTGGTTATCCCTCGTCTGGTGGTATCACGTGTGGTGATACCCGATGTGGTCTTACTATACTACCGTCACGAGCGGTTGATTGTCTATTCATACGCGATTCTATACGTTTTACGATACTTGTAAGTGTATCTAGCATATCTTCGATTCGGTCAAATTCATCTGCAATAATAAGCCGTATGTCATTAATCTCGTCACCGCGCCACTTCTCTAAATCAAATTCCACAATCGGGACATCTTGCGATACTTCTTTTTTAGTACTTCTTTTCCTTCTGGTTGACCTTGACCCATTCCCCCCTTTTTTTTTTCTAGTTCTAGTTCTAGTTTTTTTGTTATATTTCATTTATAGTATACTACTATATTATTTATTATACAATAGTATATTACTAAATTACATACCGCTTTTCATGTGATCAGGGACTCCGTTTTCCCCGGTAGCACGATGTTCAGGGGGTACAGCAGATTCGTGGTGAGCGATCCGTTTTCGTGCGTCCCATGTTTCTTTGTATACCATTTCGGAGTGGTTTTTGTATTCTACCACGAATTGGCATATAAAATCCGTATAATTACTAGTTTTTTTAAATTGTTCTCGCCATTGGCTAGTTACACGGTCGTGTATAGGTGCTTGAAATTGTTCCATCCAATGGATAAGGCGATCCACGATTGATGCCACGGTAGGAGTATCAAGAGTCTCGAGAGGTAGATCCTCCTTAATCAGTTGGTGAATCTCTGGTTTGTTGGGAACAAATGTAAAAAGACCTTGTTTAAAAGCAGTAAGTATTTGTTGAATGTAAGTAGTATTTGGTGGAGTTTGGTTGAGTTGGTTTCGTAATAAGGGGATATCCATATACATGGTGTAGATTGTTAAGTTTAAATAGATATAAAGTTAAAAAACTTTATATACAATGGAAGATTTCGTGGAAGAGCAAGGATTATTTTGGCAATACCCGGTTATCACCGAGAAAACGTTTTACGAGCAAAATAAGGAAGATCTAGATTATGTGGGTATACCTTGGGCAACCGTACTAGACAAGCGTTATGATGTAAAACAAATAGCGGAAAAGTTAACTCCTTTATTACCTGGTAATGTATATTACACGTGTTGTCAGCATATTTCCTTTCGTAATTTGATTCCCTTATTTCGTTATTTAAACATAAAAACCGTATTTTCCCCACATAAAAAGGTAGGAGAATGTTTTATAAGCGGTGTTGAAATAAAAGCGTGTCCCTTGTACGCGGTAAATGTAGAGGATAGTTCTCGCCAAAGTATGTTTGTAAATGTAAATTACGAGGAAGTAGAGCGTCCCTTGTGGTTTAGTTTCATAGGTGGATATCAAAAGGATTATTTAACCACGGTGCGAGAACGGTTGTTTCAAAAATATGATTCGGATCCAAGAAAAGAGATACTAGTCAAACATTCCGGAGACTGGCATTTCAACGAGGTGGTGTACAATCGATTGCAAAATAAGGAAGGTACTCAGCAATTATCCACACGTCACCTTACAAATACTGAGGTATATAATAAAACATTGTTACAGAGTCGTTTTTCGTTGTGTCCCTCGGGTACGGGACCTAATTCCATTCGTTTCTGGGAGTCCTTGGCCGTAGGAGCAATACCAGTGGTAATGAGTAATCAGTTAGAGTTACCGCAACATTCTTTATGGAAGGAGGCGATCGTGGTCGTATCAGAAAACAATATAGAAGAATTAGAAGAAAAGTTAGAGAGTATAACATTGGAGCGTGAGCGGATTATGCGAAAGACGGGATTAAAGTTGTACGAGTATTATAAGAATAATTATAAGGGAGGGCAGTATTATGCAATGTCGACCTCTTTTTCGCGCGCTCAAAAGGTGGAAGCCTTTGAGGTAGTACAAAACACTATAGAGGCGGCAACTACGCCTTATTTTATAGGTCGCGTATCTTATAATGAAGCCACTTTGTGTGGTGAATATTTAAGCAACAAACAGGCAAACGCAAACAATCGATTAAACATGTTGTGGGTTGCGGGTATTCAATTTAAAACACCAGAAGATATTAGAGATTACATCAAAGCGTATACGTCAGCGATAAATGAATGTGACATGGTAGGTATATATGATAGTCTTATGTATACGCATATGACAGAGTTTCACCATTTCATGCTAAGATTCATGTATAAAAAGACGCGTTTTTGTATAGAAGCGTTGGAACCGTTTCGTTTCATGGATGAATCCTCCTATCGTTTCGCCCAACTCTTTGAGAATAAGCGAATCTTAATCATAACGAGTCATGCGGATACCATACAACAACAACTAGACAGTGGAAAGCAGTTTCATAAAACCCCCATTTTTCCCGAGAGCGCGACAATACAAGTCTATAAATCAGTTCAACAAAATGCAAAAAGTAATGATGATCAATCGTGGAAGGTGCATATAGAAAAGATGAAGGTAGAGTTGGCGCAATTAGCCGAGGATAGCCCTTACGATGTAGTGTTTGCGGGGTGTGGAGGGTTTGGTATGATATTGTCGAATTATCTGCATAAAGAGTTAAAAAAGAGTGTAGTGTATGTAGGTGGTGCCCTGCAGTTGTATTTTGGTGTAAAAGGGAATCGTTGGAAAGATGTAGAGTATACGGATGACTGGGTATATCCGAAGGATGACGACGTGCCCTTAGAACCAGAGATATGTGAATCCGCGTGTTATTGGGGTAAAGAGGAGGATAATGTAATACTGTCTATGAGTGTTCCGTAACATGGCACAATGCGCGAAGCGTGTCCATCGCCCTAGTCATATGATTTGTCATGGTATTTCTGCTAACATTATACTCTTTGGCGATATCTTTAACCTTTTCATTTTTTAGATAACGTCGTATAATAATATCTTGTTCATAAGGTAAAAGTTTTTCAAGAGCAAGTTGATAATCTAATAGGTTGATACCAGGGTAGTCTGAATCCCCTAGTAATTTGTCGTTTATAGGATAAAGAGGTTTTGTAGTTTTATAATATTTTTTCAAATAGGTGGAAAAGTATCGCATGATCCAAAATCTAGAATAATAACTAAAACTGACATTTCTCGATTCGTCATATTTACGAGCGGCTTGTGTAAGTCCAATATAACCTTCTTGTAGTATATCTTCCTTGACTTGCGAAGGCAAATACTTTCCTTTTAAATAACGATATCCGTAATAAGGAACCAGTTTATGATGTTTATTCGTCATATAATGTATGTATTGAGGAGAATTATATGACGATACTATTTGAATTAGCGCAAGTATGATTAGACAAGAACGCATGGTTATGCTTGTATGTATAAAGAATTACAAAACATAATTTCAATTTACTTCATAAGCCCTTCTAGTTTCATGGAGCGAATAAGACGAGTCATACCAATGCCGCCACCCGAACGGGGGAAAAAGTCAAAATCAAAAAATTCTTTGAGCTCGGCATCGGTGCGCGGTTCACCAAACAAATCATACAATTTCTTTTTATAACCACCCTTGCTAATGGTTTCAAAACGTTCACGCATGGCATCTACGTCGGTTTCGCGTTCCGCCGAACCAATGGTTTCTTGACCACTCAAAATCACGTCAATTTTGTTGGCAAGATCCGTTTCCGAATTACGACGCATGTTCCAGAAAGGATCCGTGTATTCTGGGAAATCCGTGAGGAAAAAGGTAGCCGATTCCTCTTCCGCCATTTTAGTTTCATGCTCATGATCCAATTCCTTGACACCGTATTTCTCAGCCATCGTAAGATACGATTTGCGTACAAATTTATCAGGAGGATAACCTAGATATTGTAGCAATTGCTCTTCCATCTTAATAAGTTCCGTCATACCGCCGTGCATTTCAAATTCAAAAAGCGGGAAAATAAGATCATGGCGCCCGGGAACCGGATCCGGTTCCTGACGATAACTAGTAGACAAACAAAAGAAACCGGGTACATTTGGATTTTTAAGCAACTCATACTCTAGCCACATTTGACCGGTTTGGGGAAGCGGCCAATCTTTTCCTGCATAGTTAAATTTTGTAACGGTATAAGGATCTTCACATGCCGCAAGAATGCTAAGTCGATTTTGCGGGTGTGCTTCAATAAACCCCTTGGATTTAAAGAAAAGGCGAAGTTTTGTAACGACATAATCAAAATCCAAACTATTGATAATTAAAGAACTGTCGTATACACCTGTTACCGTACCAGAATCGTTAGCAATAACAGAAGAAGCAGCAGAAACAGACTCAGAATACTCGCTCATTTAAAAGAGTATAGTTACAACTGTTTAAATTATTTTTTAGGAATATTAAAAATTATCATTGAGTTCAAATACATCGTCCGTAACATCTTTATTTGCCAGAGCGTATTCCCCTACCCGTTTTTCAAAAAAATTGGTTTTCCCCTCTATAGAAATAAGTTCCATGAAAGCAAAAGGATTTTTACTATTGTATAGTTTAGAATAACCTAATTGACTAAGCAAACGATCTGCTACAAACTCAATGTAAATAGACATTAAAGAAGCATTCATACCTATAAGTCTACATGGAAGTGCCTCTGTGATAAATTCTTTTTCAATGCTTACCGCTTCGCTTATGATAGCATGGATATCTTTTTCGGGTAATCTATGGGTTAGTTTAGAATACAGAAGAATCGCAAATTCCGTGTGTAGCGCTTCGTCACGACTAATAAGTTCATTGCTAAACGTTAAACCAGGCATCAATCCTCGGTTTTTCAACCAATAAATGCTGCAAAAAGCACCGGAAAAAAAGATACCTTCAACGCACGCGAATGCCACCAACCGAGTAGCAAAATGGCTTGTCGTATTTTCAATCCATTTTTTAGCCCATTCCCCTTTTTTATGGATACACGGAAAACTATGTAATCCAGTGAATAGTTGTTGTTTTTTAACATCATCCGTGATGTACTGATCGATCAACAAACTATACATTTCACTATGGATATTTTCCATTGCTATTTGAAACCCATAAAATGCTCTTGCTTCCGATAACTGTATCTCTCCCATGAACCTTGTTCCCAAGTTTTCAATCACGATACCATCGCTAGCCGCGAAAAACGCTAAAATCATAGAAATAAAATGGCGTTCGTCCTCATTTAAGGTGTCCCAACTAGCCTTATCTTTAGATAAATCTACTTCTTCCACTCGCCAAAAACAATCGATTTGTTTTTTATACATATCAAATATATTTTGGTGTTGAATAGGAAACATAACAAAGCGGTTATCGTCTTCTTGTAGGAGAGGCTCATTGGCAAGGGCTAACATTCCTAAATAGTATAAACGGATATTTTTTATATTTATTCAATATATAATTGATGGCTTTTGTACAAGAAAAAAATACTATACCAGAGGAAATAAAGACGGGTATAATGCAGTTTAATGATAACGAAGTAAAAGAGATGTTTGCTAGATTAGAAGAAATCAAGCGATTAAAGCGAACGCAAAAAGATGAAATGTTAAATTCGGAACATATATTAAAACAAACTAAAAAAGAGTTAAAAAAACTAGAACAACGAAATGAAAAAATAAAGGAAAACGATACAGGATTAAAAATGAGATTACAATCCTTAATGGTTCAATTAAGTGAATTTGATAAATCTATAAAAGAGAACAGTACTATGCTAACCAATTTATCTAAAAAAGCAGATGAAACGGATCATTTAATACATAAATTAAAACAAGTAAAACAAATGAATGAGTAAGTTGATAAAGAATATTATAATATCTTTTATTTTTATATACAAATATGGATAACAGATATAAAGAAATGGATGATTTAAGTAAACAATTATATTCTACAATTGAAACGTTAACAAATAAAGTAAAGGATAATGCAAGGAAAAATAGTATACTATCTGATAGATTTGATGATATAAATAGATCCTTAAAAGATCATTTAACTTATGTAGTAGACATTCAAAGCTATAGTAAAAAAATAGCTAGTAATTTAAATAAATGTAGTAAAGATTCTAACGAGGAATTGGTTAAGATTAAAGAACAAGAATTAAATTTTTTGGCAAAGTTAAAAAAACTACTACTAGAAAGTAATGTAGAATCATCTAAAAGTGATTTGCCATTATCTATTATAGATCGTTTACAACAAAGAAAAGGATTTTCTAGTTATAAAGATAAGAGTAAAGATAGAGATGGATACAACAAAGAACTTTTTTTAGAATTATCAAAAAGTTTAGCAAGAATGCCGGAAAATAGACATAGTAAGAACATAGCTAAATATAAAGACAAGTTAAGTCATTCCTTGTCAAGTCTAAATAAATGTAACAGAGGTGCTGATAAATTAGTAGAGTCTAATAAAGCATTAATGAGTATTATGATGGACAAAAAAGACGGTTTATGGAGTGTTTTAGATAAAAAATCCATGGATCTACAAGGTAAACAAGAAACAAAGCAGTTAAGAGATAAAATAGAACGGTTAAAAGAGAAAACCATGAAAATAGCCATGAAATGTAAAAAAGCAGAACAAGAACTGGAAAAAAAAATAGAGGTACCGGTGGCGAATATTATGGATTATGATGATCCTAGTATACCTACTGCGGATGTATATACAGGGGAAGAGGAACAAGTAGTTAGTGGCAAACCTGTAGATAAAGCTGTGTATGGCGCAGTAAAACAAGAAGAACCCGTATCCGCTAAAACTGGTTCTGTATTTGATATGTTTACTACTACACCAACATCGGCGAAAGAAAAAGCCGATGAAGAAAGACAAAAAAAGGCGGAACAAGAAGCAACTAAAGCAATAGCAACCGCACAAGAAAAGGCAGCAACCGCACAAGAAAAGGCAGCAACCGCACAAGAAAAGGCAGCAACCGCGGAGCAGGAGGCGAATGCAGCATTAGCACAAACCGAACAACATAAACAAGATGCGGTAGCAGCAAAAGAACAACTTGATCAACACCAACAAGAGGTGGTGCTCGCAAAGGAAAAGGTTAAACAACACCAACAAGAGGCATTAGAAGCAGAAACAATAGCAGAAACCGCAAAACAAAAGGCAGAAACCGCAAAACAAAAGGCAGAAACCGTAAAACAAAAGGCAGAAACCGTAAAACAAAAGGCAGAAACCACAAAACAAGAGGCAGAAACCGCAAAACAAGAGGCAGAAACCGCAAAAGAACAGGTAGAATCATCATCGGCAACAAGCGGCAAAACTCAGGTTGCGGATGTCGAAGAGACTGCTACGGATGCCGATGAGGCTGCTACGGCTGTCGATGAGACTGCTACGCCTGCCAAAGAGGCTGCTGCGGATGTCGAAGAGACTGCTACGGCTGCCAAACAAGATGCCGATGAGGCTTCTGCGCCTGCCAAAGAGGCTGCTGCGCCTGCCAAAGAGGCTGCTGCGCCTGCCAAAGAGGCTGCTGCGCCTGCCAAACAAGATGCCAAACAAGATGCCAAACAAGATGCCAAAGAGGCTGCTGCCGATGCCGAAGAGGCTGTCAAAGAGGCTGTCAAAGAGGCTGTCGAAGAGACTGACAAAGACACTGCTACGCCTGCCAAAGAGGCTGTCAAAGAGTCTGTCAAAGAGGTTGCCGAAGAGGATGCCGAAGAGGATGCCGAAGAGGATGCCAAAGTGACTCCTGCGGATGCCGAAGAGGATGCCGAAGTGACTACCGAAGAGGATGCCAAAGAGACTCCTGCGGATGCCGAAGAGGATGCCGAAGAGGATGCCGAAGTGACTACCGAAGAGGATGCCGAAGTGACTACCGAAGAGGATGCCAAAGAGGATGCCGAAGAGGCTCCTGCGGGTGCCGAAACTATAATTGATAATAAAGGTAATACTATCAGTAATGTAATAAACATTACTAACACTCCTAATTTAAGTACAGAATCAGGAACCACAGAAACAGGAACCACAGAAACAGGAACCACAGAAACAGGAACCACAGAATCAGGAACCACAGAAATAGGAACCACAGAATCAGGAACCACAGAAATAGGAACCACAGAATCAGGAACCACAGAAAGAGGAGAGAGTAGTGAACCTGAAAGTTTACCGGAAAGTGGAACTGAAAGTGAAACTGATGATGAAGGATTACCACTAAGTAGACGGAGAAACTTAACAGTACCAGTCAATCCATATGATAGTGCTAGATCACCTACTCTTCCTTATCTCGCGCCGCGAGATCGACCACCAGCAGCAGCAGCAGCAGCAGCAGCAGCAGCAGCAGCACCACCACCAGCACCACCAGCACCACCAGCAGCAGCAGCACCAGCAGCAGGAGCAGCACCACCACCAGCACCACCAGCACCACCACCACCAGCACCAGCACCACCAGCACCAGCACCAGCAGGAGTAACATCAGCAGGAGCGCTTATGGGCGTTGGAGGACTAAGTGGAGCACGACCACCATCACCAGCAGCAGCACCAGCACGACCAGAAGTCACAGCACCAACAGTAGCACAACCATCACCACCACCAGCACCAGCAGGAGCGCTTATGGGCGTTGGAATACTAACTGCTCCACCAGAACCACCAACAGTACCACCACCAGTCAGACCACCACCACCACCATCAGCACCACCAGCACCACCAGGAGCGCTTATGGGCGTTGGAATACTAAGCACATCAGCAGCATCAGCAGCAGCACCAGCACCAGCAGCACCAGCAGACGCAGGACCAGCACCAGGAGCACCAACACCACCACCACCAGCAACATCAGCAGCAAGCACATCAGCAACATCAGCAGCAAGCGGAGCGCTTATAGGCGTTGGAATACTAAGTGGTCCAGCAGTGCAGCAAGAGCTGTCGCCGGAGGAGCAGAAGAAGGTGGACAAGGACCTGTTGAGTGCGGTTAAGAATGACAATGAGGATGAGGAGGGCGTGCGCAATCTTCTCGCCAGAGGAGCCAATCCCAATGGCGCCAAAGAGAGTGGTGGCATGTACCCCCTCCACCATGCGGCTATCAGAGGGGATCTTTCCATCGCGAACCTGCTGCTCCAAGCAGGCGCTACCGTTGACGCGGTGGACGATTTTAATGGCTGGACCGCCCTCCACGTGGCGGCTATACGGGGCAAAATCCAAGTCGTGAAAGCGCTCCTAAATGCCGGGGCGAATAAGACGAAAAACTCCAAAACTGGTGAGACCGCCCTCCACTTGGCGGCATACAATGGCAAAATCCAAGTCGTGGAAGCGCTCCTAAATGCCGGGGCGGATAAGGCGGTGAAGGACGATGCTGGCAAGACCGCCCTCGATCTAGCGCAGGAAGGGAACCACCCCGCCATCGTGAAGCTCCTCCGCGACTGGTCGCAGGAGGCGGCGCCACCAAAAGTACCACCACCATCAGCACCACCAGCACCACCAGGAGCGCTTATGGGCGTTGGAATACTAAGTGGAGCACCACCAGCAAGCGGAGCAGCAACGGGAGCAGCAGCAACATCAGCAGCAAGCGGAGCGCTTATAGGCGTTGGAATACTAAGTGGTCCAGCAGTGCAGCAGAAAGAGCTGACGGAGGAGGAGCAGAAGAAGGTGGACAAGGAGTTGTGGAATGCGATTAATAACCGGTATGGCATAAATATTGTGAAAGAACTCCTCCTCGAAAAGCACGCCAATCCCAATAGCAAATATATTAAATATTATGATGGAATCACCCCCCTCCACAGGGCGGCTAACTATGGCAATGTTCACGTCGTGAAACTGCTTCTCCAAGCAGGCGCTACCGTTGATGCGGTGACCAATGATGGCGAGACCCCCCTCCACTGGGCGAGTAAGAAGGGCAATATCCAAGTCGTGGAAGCGCTCGTAATTGCCGGGGCGAATAAGGCGCTGAAGGTTACTGGTGGAGGTCCTATGTTGGTGGGCAAGACCGCCCTCAACTTAGCATCGTCAATCCCGTTCGATTCAAAACCCATCGTGAAACTCCTCATGGTGGACGAACACTTGTTGAAAGCGGTCAGGCAAAACGCTTTCGATATATTCAATATAGGGCGTGTATTTCCGTTCGATGGTAAACCGAATAAGACACCCACCGAGACGGAAGATGTGTTGAATTTATTGAATAGGGGAGGTAATCCCAATGGCGCCAAAGATGAATTAGGCCGGACCCCCCTCCACTGGGCGGCTTTCGGTGGCAATAAGAGAGTCGTGGAAGCGCTCCTAAATGCCGGGGCGGATAAGACGGTGAAGGACGATGCTGGCAAGACCGCCCTCGATCTAGCGCAGGTAAGGAACCACCATGCCATCGAGAAACTTATTCACAACTGGTCGCATGATGCGAGGGCAACTGCTAAACTCGAAGCAGCAGCAGCAGCAGCAGCAGCAGCAGCAGCAGCACCAGCAGCAGCCACAGCAGGCACAGCACCAGCAGCAAGCGGAGCAGTCACACCACCAGCACCAGCAGGAGCGCTTATGGGCGTTGGAATACTAACTGCTCCAGCAGCAGACGCAGCAGGCACAGCAGTACCAAGACCAGTCACACCAGCAGCACCAGCAGGAGCGCTTATGGGCGTTGGAATACTAACTGCTCCACCAGAACCACCAACAGTACCACCACCAGTCAGACCAGCAGAAGCAGCAGGAGCGCTTATGGGCGTTGGAATACTAAGTGCTTCAGCAGCAGACGCAGCAGCAGCAGGAGCAAGCACAACAGTAGCAGCACCAGCAGGAGCGCTTATGGGCGTTGGAATACTAAGTGCTCCAGCAGCAGACGCAGCAGTCACAGCACCACCACCACCACCACCAGTCAGACCAGCAGCACCAGCAGGAGCGCTTATGGGCGTTGGAATACTAAGTGCTCCAGCAGCAGACGCAGCAGTCACAGCACCAGTACCACCAGCAGACGCAGCAGGAGCGCTTATGGGCGTTGGAATACTAAGTCCTCCAGCACCAGCACCACCCACAGCAGCCACAGCAGCAGGAGCAGCAGCAAGGACAACAAGCACAGCAGCAGCGGATGAGAAAGCAGCGGATGAGAAAGCAGCGGCCGAGAAGGCAGCGAAAGATGCAGCCGACGCCAAGACTCAGGCGGAGGTGGTGGCGGCGGCGGCGGAGGGGGCGAAGGCGAGGAGGAAGTGGCAAAGGAAAGCCGATGCCGATGCGTGGACAAAAGCGCGGGCCAAGGCGAGGCAGCAGGCGGAGGCAAGGCGGCAGAGGGAAATCGAGGCCGAGGCAGCGAGGCAGCAGGCGGGGGTACACTGGAGCAAGATGACCGGTCTGCAGAAAGCTGCCACCTTAATAGCGAAGGAACAGCAGCCGGGGGGGGTCCGGTACGACTTCAGCAGTGAGTCGCCGGCGTCGAATTCGTTCGCATCGGTGTCGGCTCCTGCTCCTGCTCCAGCACCCGCACCAGCACCACCAGCAGTCACAGCCGCAGCGGCAGCGGCGGCTGGTGATGCTGAGCAGTCGCAGCCGACGGCAGTGCAGCAGCAGCAAGAGCTGTCGGAGGAGGAGCAGAAGAAGGTGGACAAGGAGTTGTTGGATGCGGCTGAGAAAGGCAATAAGGAGGGGGTCCGCGATCTCCTCGCCAAAGGAGCTAATCCCAATGGCGCCAAAAATAGCACTGGCAGGTACCCCCTCCACTTTGCGGCTAAGAATGGGTATCTTTCCATCGCGAACCTGCTGCTCCAAGCAGGCGCTAACGTTCACGCGGTGACCAATCATGGCCGGACCGCCCTCCACTCTGCGGCTTTCAGTGGCAACACCCAAGTCGTGGAAGCGCTCCTAAATGCCGGGGCGGATAAGACGGCGAAGGACAAAATGGGCTGGCCCGCCCTCCACTTTGCGGCTGTCGGTGGCCAAATCCAAGTCGTGGAAGCGCTCCTAAAAGCCGGGGCGGATAAGGCGGTGAAGGACGGGGATGGCGATGATGACATGACCGCCCTCGATTATGCGCAGGAAAAGGGCCACCAAGCCATCGTGGACCTCCTCAGCGACCCGCCGCAGGAGGCGACGGCAGCAGCAGCTGAAGTCGAAGCGCCGGCGGCGGTAACGCAGCAGCCAGAGCTGTCGGAGAAAGAGCAGAAGAAGGTGGACGAGGACCTGTTGACTGCGGCTGAGAATGGCGATGAGGAGGGCGTGCGCGATCTTCTCGCCAAAAAAGCCAATCCCAATGGCGCCAAAGACAACCAAGGTTGGTACCCCCTCCACCATGCGACTAT